TGAACCTTCCGGTCCAGAAGGACTTAGCAGAATTGACCTTGAAGTGAAGAACTTCAAGAGCTTTCACAAACAGCTCCCGACTGTCATTGGGGATGACAATGTCATCACCAAAGACGGCTACCTCTCCCGCTAAGCGGTAGATGTTCCGTGGAGTAGGTCTTAGCTTGCGTGTCGTAACTACGCTCGCTAAGGCTACACACAGAAAACCTATCGACTCGACAGGAAAGGTACAGGCGTTTCCCATTGTGGAGAATTTCCTGAGTTCGGAGAACTCAGGGAGCTTTCTCGTCAAGTTTTGCTTGACCCAATGGGTACGAGATGCTCGTAGGGCCCGTAGCAATCCAGGGTTCCCCCTGAATAGCTGCCCTACGAAATGGCAGCTGACTCGATCGCTTGCGGCAGAAAGATCTACCGTAGCCAACGAGCCATCCATCGATCCACGTACACAAAGCAACTGGTTAAGAGTTTGATCGCCGAAGCGAACAAATTCATTAATCCAGGAAGCCTTAGTACGTCGCTTAAAGTAGCGCCAAATGCTCTGTTGGCACCACTGATGCGCGCTCGGCTCCGCGGCGATAAGCCTCGGTTTCGAGTAGGACTTCGGTACAGCCACCATTCTACTGTGACTTGGGATCCTTGCGGAACCCAGATCTTGTCGAATGGTGAATGAACTGCCTGCCCAACTGCTAAAGCTATGGAAACCATAGTCGGCAATTGGGAACTCGCTTTCCAGACGATCTGGCCAGTCCTTCCAACAGTACTTGTTGGAAGGTCCAGTGACCTCTGAAATAGCGCCTGGTCCGTGTCTGAAGCGCCAATCAGTCGGATCATAGGATCCGAGGGTAGCGCTAACGAAACTCGATATCGCATCGAGATTCGCCGAGAAGGTGGAAAAGGATCTACATTCACATGTAGAACCAGGCTCAGCTCTGGCGCCATAAAGGCTGGACTTACGGAACCCTCCGTAGGTCTGGTCGATTTGGTCATCAGTAACTGCTCCTTCCTGTGTCCAGATGCCTTCCGGCTCTGGCAAAGAATTATCCACCGAGAAGAACTCGAGAACTTCGTTCTCTATGTTCTCCTCGCTACAAGGGTAGGTTGCCTTCTTCGCAGCAAAAAGAATTTGCCGTAAGAAGAAGATGGCCTGCACATCGTAGTCCTCTCGCAGACGACCGCTCTCGCAGAAAACCAGTAGGTAGAGTCCCCGAAGAAACTTCGGAATCACTACCCAGTTAGAGTACCTCTTCGTCAGAGGTAACCCAGACAGATTGTACTGGCCGGAGGCAAGACATCTATCAAGATGCTTGCCAACAGCTGGGAG